GGCGAAATCACCCGGCAGCACTTCGCGCCCCCCGCGCCAGAATACCGGAAACCCGCCCTTAACTTGTGTCTTTTCGAATTTAATAGCCATGTTTGTTGCTGTTTTTATTTTGCATCCGGCAGATTTTCAGCCCACATTTTGGCCTCTTCTTTGCTTTGAGCCTCAGATGTGGAGAGGGGGAATGCCGTTTTCTGCCCCTCAAGCCCTGCGGCAACGAATCGCGTCTGTATAGCCGCGAACTTTTCTTTGATATTCGTTTCGTCCGGCTTTTCCTCGTTCATCGCGGAAGCGAGCCCGAGAATGTCGTTCAACGCCGATTCATTGATGTTTGCCGCTTTAGCCGCTGAGCGAATAAGTCCGTCTCGTTCAGCCTTTACACGTGCTGCTTCCAAGGCGTCGTACTTTGCTTTTACAGCATTTTCACGCTCTTCTTGCTGGCGTTTGTAGGCTTTAAACCATTCGGGCTCTTCGCTACTGGGAGGAGTATTCGCCTGCCGCTCCCCTGTGGCAGGTTGCTCGATAGGCTTCCCGTCTTTGAGGTTATGCCGCTTTTCGTAGTTCTTGACTGCGGTCTGCTGCGCATCCCCTGCCCGGTAGTCGCCGTAGCTGGTTAACACGTCCTGAAAGCCAATCCCCTCTGCTATGGTAGGTAATTGCGCTTCGTCCGTTACATTCTCTGACTTCTTCGTTGCGATTCGGTCGAGGATCGCATTGTCCACCCCCGGAAATTTGGTTTGGAGCAGTGCTAAAAGTTTTTCTTTCATATTCTTTTAATTAATCTCTGTTGCAAAGATTTCGACGGGCATTTTAATAACAATGGGCAGGATGGAAATTTATACTTTTTTTGTACGGTAATTCAAAGCCTCTTTTATGCATTCAGATATCCAGCCGACCAAATAACAGAATGGCTCTTGGTTACTGCAATCAATGCGTCCACCGATATAATCGAATATCTCCATAGCCGCATGTGTAGATTCGTGGCAAACGTACTGGATATTTTGAGCGTTCGCCTTTGTGGCGAACCTGATAAGAACTCCACCCCTTTTATTTGTGATGTCGTATGCACTCTGCGTATCCGCCGCAGATGTGTTGTCCATATCTATTATATTTTCAAACCTATCGCTTATTGCAGATGCGCTTTTTTCACCTATCACCACCCAAATTAACCGAGGATAAATTTGAGGATCAAATTGATGTATAATAGCCTTCATTGTCCTAAAAGTTTTATTCAGTCGGGGTATTGATACTTGAATCCTCGTCTTTTTTTGGTCGAAAGGTTTGTTTTTGCATCCTCGTAGATGCTTGTGACGGAGGCTTCTTTCATTTGCCTAATTCTTTCGATTTCCTCTTGGTAATTATCTGCAACACCCATTAATTTTACAGATTCCTCAAGTGAAAGCACTCCATCTGCATAGGCTTTCCCTATGGATTGCCACCTTGCAGTAATGTCTTCGTTGAAGGGCTCCGAAAATTCATGCTCGATCTTGAGGGTGGCGAGTTTGTCTCTCATATGGATATGAGTTACATTCATCATAATCGCCAAGATTAGGTTCTTTTCCCGGTCGACGAGTTCGTCGTATATCTCTTTTCGATTATCACGTTTTATATACCCAAGAACCATCGCTCGCTTGATTGCCTCGCCGGATAAGGTACCCAATCCCACCATCTTTTCGGGCGTGAATTCGGGAGTGAACGTATCGAAAAGTATAGATTCTTTTAAATCCGACTTTTCCTGCTGCCTCGTTTCAGACGACATAGGTGGATTAAGATATTCAAACCGATCATCTTTGCTTGACAGCTTGATCCCCTTTCCGGGGGAATCAGCTTTGGGAAGACTTTTGATAACCTCTGCGGTGGCAACGAACATTGGATCCGCAAAGTAATTGTTGGTGTCTGCTGTTTTTGAATCTATTATTTCTTCCCGATCAATTCGGGGTTGCAATCCATCCCATGCCGTTTCCTGTGAATAATAAATAATATTTATTTTACCTGATGGGTTGATAATTGGGGCAACATCCCATCCTATCTTGGACTTTTTACCTCGAAATATGAAAGCTGGTGTGTGGATGTCAAAGTGCTCTACTGTGCGCGATCCTTCTTTGAGATAATATCCACATCCGAATGCCAGCATACTACCGTATTGATCGAACATAGGGCGAAGGCTGTATCCCTTAGACATGGAAAGTACGACCACTTTAACCTCAGGAAGTCCCGTAGTATCATTTCTGTATATATGGTACAATTTAGCACTCTGCCTTTCGCATCCAGCCAGTCGCTTTGCCTGTCTCATATTACTGTCAAACCTTAAATCGCGGAGGAATTGCCTGTATGCGGCATAAGCATCCGGATCTCCCGATTCATCGGATAAGCGCCACTTGATAGGGTTACCCAGTAAAAAGAATAATTCTACCTCATTTATATAGCGTTGACGAGTACGGGGCAATTTCTCCGTGCGGTAATCTCCCTGTCCCTTTCTCGTTTTATTTCGACGCTTCATTATGGCGTGAAGTTCCGGATTATACTCCCGTATTGCCTGCATTGCTTCTTCGTCATGATCTTCCATTAAAGACATCGCCTGGCTAATGTCTTTTGCCTTGATAAGCTCCATTAAATCCCTCTCAACCCCCAAGGCATTGAGCGTTTTATTTTGGAAAAAAGTAAAAAGGCGGTCTAAAAAGTTCATTGTTTACCAAATATTAATATCACTTAAATCATCGTCTTGTATCGGTGTGCTGCGCTTTTCAAAGCATCCGGTCAGCGCATCGGGGGCATCGTCATGCGCATTGCCCCCTTCCTTCATGTATCCCATAATGGCCTGATAGAATTCCGGCCATCTTTTGTCCCAATTTGTCGGGAAAAATGTCATGTTGTTGACGTCTGCCGACTTGGTAAATATGCGTACCTGCTTATTATCGGTCTGGGAAAAGCAACTAACCGTTGTGTGGGTAATGTTCATCTGGCGAAGGATGCGTTCTACATTGCGCGCAAAGCCCCGCCCTCCGTTATTGCTTTCAATATTAACCCATTCCGTCCTGTTCCTTGCAAGCATTTCGGCCGTCTTGGGTTCGGTATACTCCATGGGTTTTTTTGTGTAGAGCACATCGGTCACATAATTTCCCTCGGGCAATTCGTCGTAGCATATTGAACACAGATAATCGCTTCCTGTATCTGCCGTATCAGTGTAATTCTTATGCGTGCAATCTTTGGAGTAGGGAATAACGTCGTATGTTCGGAATTCACGGTACATTAGGCCTTCAGCAGGCTTAGGATTCTGCATGTACTGCGTTTCAAAGGTAAATGGATCCGCATCCCGATAACGCTTTAGCTTATCAAGGGCAAAACGTTCATTCCAAAGCGCACGCTCGGTAGGCAGCCCTGCATCTAAGATTGCGGGGAATTTGACAACATCCCATTCTCCACCTTCTTCAATTGTCCCTTCAAGTTGCAATAAATAACCGCAAAAATCATCTACGGCGAGCCTTTGAGCCGTCACAATAACAGGAGTGCGAACATCGTTAAGACGGTTCTTGAACGTAGATGTCCACAGTTCGCCAATGCGCTCTTTAATTGTGCTTGAGAAGCTGTCTTGAGCTTTCATCGGGTCATCAATACTCATGGCCCCGCTGAATTCTTGCGCTCCCAGTTTACCGCATCCAAACCCTGTTATTTGACCCATAAAGGGAGCCGCATACATTACGCCCCCGCTTGAGGTGGATATACTTCCTTTGGCATTGTTGGACAGTTCGACATTTGGGAAGAATGCGCGGTAATTGGGATCCTCCATGATCCTTCGTATGTTCGTAACATTCCGGGTCGTGAGCTGATCGCTACTCGAAAGATGCATAAACTCAGATCGAGGATTGAGTGCAAAACCCAATGCAGAAAAAGATACAACCGCCAATTCTGTTTTAGAGTGCCGTGGCGGAATATTAAACATTAACCGATTGGTTGGATGCTCTCCGCGCAGTACCTGGTCGAGTTTATGGCATATTATTCGATGATGGGGCGCAATCCGAAAAGGTTGTTTGTTCACAGCCTCGAACATTACAGCCGTAAATGCCAAACTCCCTTCTTTTATCAAAAAGTCGCCTATGCTGGAATAATCAGTCATTGCCTCTGATCGTTTGCATAAGTTGGAAGAACCTATCTGTGTTGAATGTGGGCTGCGGAATATCATTACCCTTGGTGTCGGTGTTGGCTGTTTTCTCCGGAGCGTTGTAGCCGAGCATTCGGTTAATAGTTTCTATCGCCTTACTCTTGTCCATCAATTCCACAACTGGGCTGCCTGAACGGTCTATTTTTATGGATTGAATTAAACGGCGTTTCTCGGGTGGAAGAGATTTAAGGTCTTGGAAAGAAATAGACGCAACCTGCCGTACGCCATATTCGGTTT